TAAAGAAGATAGATTTAAGTTAAGAAAAAAAGCAATGACTGAATATAAGACGACCATGGAACTTATCCCAGAAATTAGATATGGACTAAATAAAAAACAACATGGCGCTGCAACTCCTATTAAAAAATTATTTGAAAAAGCAGGTATAAAATTAAGTGGAGAGCAAATTAAAAAGGCGCAAGTATTTTTAAGAAGTGCTCTTAATAAAGGACAAGATATTAGTAAATATATTCCTTTTAAGACATTGAGAAAACCAGGAATGGCTGGGGTGGCTGCTATAGATTATAGTTTGTTTCATTTTATATTTGGCGTGCCAGGCCCCACAGCAGCTTTGGGAGCTTCAGCATGGTTAACTCCAAGACCAGTTTCGGATGCTATTGTAGCTCAAACACAAGTTATGAGTGTGATGGATGAAATGAATCAGAAAAAGGCTGAAAAAGATAAAATAGAAAATGCATTAGCAGCGCATAGATTGAAAAAGAGTCGGGAGACTGCAACAAGTATTAAACCCTTTAAACTTGAAGATAATCTAACAGGTGTCGATCAGTACATTATAAATAGACATAAATGAAAAACCCCACATTAACCAAAAACATGAAAAACGTAAAATGGAAATCAATCCCACCTGTAAAGGGCCCAGACCCTAGAGGCTTGATTAAAGACACAAAACAATATAAACCAGAAAGATTGGAGAAAATATATGGCAGAAGTAGATAAGAGCCTACCAAACGTTAGGCAATCAGTTAGAATACCCTCAGAACAAGAACAAACAGAAGTAGCAACAGAGATACAAGAGTCTATGCCGTCTCCCGAGAATACGGAGATGATAGAAAATGAAGATGGTTCAGTAGATATTAATTTTGAACCGGGTGCAGCTTCACCAGAAGGAGGTAATGATCACTATGCGAATTTAGCAGACTTGTTGCCCGATTCTATTTTAGATCCTGTTGGTGCGGAATTATTTGGTAACTATACGGACTACAAAGAATCAAGAAGAGAATGGGAGAGAACCTATACACAAGGTTTAGACTTATTGGGTTTTAAGTTCGAACAAAGAACACGACCTTTCCAAGGAGCTTCAGGAGTAACTCACCCGGTTTTAGCTGAAGCCATTACACAGTTTCAAGCGCAAGCTTATAAAGAATTATTACCGGCCGATGGTCCGGTAAGATGTCAGGTCTTAGGAAGACCGACAAGAGAAAAACAAGATCAATCGATGAGAGTTAAAAATTTCATGAACTACCAGTTAATGGATGTTATGAAAGAATTTGAACCGGAGTTTGATCAAATGTTATTTTATTTACCATTAGCCGGATCAACTTTTAAAAAAGTTTATTATGACGATTTACTGGGACGAGCTGTATCAAAGTTTGTTCCTGCAGATGACTTAGTGGTTCCGTACTCTGCTACCTCATTAGAAGATACGGAGTCCATATGTCATATTTTAAAAATTTCAGCGAATGATTTACGTAAGCAACAAGTTTCCGGTTTCTATAGAGATATAGAACTGGGATCTCCTTACTATGAAGAAACTGAATTGAAGAAAAAAGAGAGCGAGATACAAGGAACTAGAGCAACAGGTTATCAAAAAAATAATCCAATCTATACTTTAATAGAATGTCATGTTGATTTAGATCTCGAAGGCTTTGAAGATAGGGGTGAAGATGGAACCCCTACCGGTATAAAAATTCCATACATTGTAACAATCGACAATGGAACGCGAAAAGTATTGTCTATAAGAAGAAATTATAGATTAGACGATCCGAAGAAAAATAAAATCGAATATTTTGTCCACTTTAAATTTCTACCCGGACTTGGATTTTACGGCTTTGGATTAATCCATATGATTGGCGGTCTAACAAAAGCAGCAACGTCTGCTCTTCGTCAACTCATAGATGCAGGTACACTCTCCAATTTACCTTCAGGATTTAAACAGAGGGGGATCAGAGTTAGAGATGAGGCCCAATCTCTTGCACCAGGTGAATGGCGTGATGTAGACGCCCCCGGTGGAAATCTAAAAGATGCTTTTATGAATTTGCCTTACAAGGAACCTTCACAGACTTTATTGCAGTTGATGGGGATTTGTGTAGATGCAGGTCAAAGATTCGCGTCCATTGCTGACATGCAAGTCGGGGACGGGAACCAACAGGCCGCTGTTGGTACGACGGTAGCCCTATTAGAGCGAGGCTCTAGGGTAATGTCAGCAATCCATAAGCGATTGTATGCTTCAATGAAAAATGAGTTTGTTTTATTGTCGAATGTATTTTCAACTTACTTACCTCCGGTTTATCCGTATGATGTAGTAGGTGGAGAACGTGAGATTAAACAGACAGACTTTGATGACAAAATTGACATACTACCGGTTGCAGATCCAAATATATTTTCAATGACTCAAAGGATTGCAACAGCTCAAACAGAATTACAATTAGCTCAGTCTAATCCTCAAATGCATAATTTATATGAGGCTTATAGAGACATGTATGAAGCAATGGGCGTTAAGAATATTGACCAAGTATTACCACCCCCTCCACCACCGGCACCTAAAAATCCGGCGTTGGAACATATAGATGCAATGGCGGGTAAACCTTTCCAAGCATTTACAGGGCAAGATCACCAAGCACATATAACAGCACACGTTGCTTTTATGGCAACAGCTATGGCGAAGAATAATCCACAGATTACTGCTTCATTAGAAAAGAATGTTTTTGAACATATTGCTTTAATGGCTGATGAACAGGTTCAAATGGAAATGAGGGATAAATTAATAAAAATTCAAGAATTACAACAGTTGATGCAAACCAATCCACAAGTCGCACAGAATCCAGAAGTTAAACAAGAGATGGAAAGAATTCAGTTAGAAATTGAAGCTAGAAAAGCAATTCTAATTGCTGAGATGATGGAAGACTTCTTACAAGAAGAGAAAAAAGTAAGTGGAGACTTTGGTAACGATCCAATTGCAAAACTTAGAGCTAGAGAGCTTGATCTTAAAGCTCAAGACAATCAAAGAAAACAACAAGAAGACGAAGCTCGAATCAATTTAGATAAAACTAAAATGTTGATGAATAGAGATATTCAAGAAGACAAGATGGAGCAAAACGAAGATCTTGCTTTATTAAGAGCAAAAACTTCTATTGAAAAACAACAAATGTCTAATCGTGCAAAAGCAAGATCCGATATTATGAAACGAAAGGACGTTAAAACATTAAAAGGTCCTAGAAGCTAATGCCCTTTCAATCTGAAAAGCAAAGAAGATTTCTACACGCTAATCATCCGGAAATAGCACAGCGTTGGGAGAGAGATTATGCTAACGGTGGAATTTTAGATATTACCGGAGACGAAGAAATTACAACAGATGATGGTAACGATATTGAACTAACAGATTACAATGCTGCCTTTGATGAGCCAACTGGAGTCAAGACTTTATTTCAAGCTAAAGATGGCGGTTCTTACGCAATACAGGGTGGAGTTAAGAATTATAAAAATTCAAAAATGATTTCGGTTCCTAAAGATTGGAAATCATCACCTAATCATCCTGACACAGAATTAGCTTACATTACAAAACCAGAAAAAGATTTACTTGTTAAAGCTGACTTACATAATTCTTTAGATGGAAGTGTAAACAAAGGACCAGAAGGAATCATAAGCTTAAATGGTTGGGGAGATAAAGATGAAGGTTTTGCAGATAAAAGTCATGGAGGTGGCGAGAAATATTCTCAACCCACTTATCATCATAGTGTAGACACTCCAGACCAAAAAGTAGCCCAAAAATCTATTGATGAGGATAAAAGAAAAGCTGAATTAAAAAACTTGATTGAAACAGGCCCAGGATCTGATGTAGAAAAATATGATACTTGGGAACAAAAATTCCAAGACATTCCTGGCGCTCTAGATTTTAAAAGTCCACAACACAACCCATATAAAAGTAAAACTAACGTAGATTACACAAAATCTGCCTATGAGGAATCATTAGCTAATCAAAAAGCAAAACTGAAATCCTGGGGACTACAACAA